CATTTATCCAAGACATAAGATAACCCATAACTATCAGAAGATGCGCCAGCAATCTTCTTTGCGTCATCAGTGCCTAAGATATCGACATATTCTGGTACAGTTGTCATGCTCAAGGCAGCATCATACAAACTAACAAAGCCCAGGTCCTGTACATCCTGCACAAAACCTCGATAGTATTCTTTAAGAATTTCTTCTTTAATGATCTTTGTTAATTTGGATTTTCTTATTTTCATCAATTTGTGTCCCTAGATAGATAGAGCGGGCGCTACCCGCACGATACTGCTACCCCTGCAACAATTGGTTACGGGTCTTAGCATCCACTTTTGAGTCCACACCCCCATTAGTTCGGTATTCATGTTGAAATCCTCCGTCCGATATGAGCATACATAACGCATACGACGTTCCGGATGATAGGCATCCTAACAAGAAGCCACTTACCACTGAAACATCAAAGGTAAATAGTTCTGTAAATGGGTTTAGGAGCATAAGAAGCACGCCAACCCAAAAACCCATACACATTGGGCAGTGAAAAAAATAGTAATGTGGACGGATCTTTTCAAAAATCTTAGAATATACGATTATCTGGGTTAGTCCATAACAGCAAAGGATAAAATAGATAAGGCTCATTCAAAATTCAATCTAGTACAGATAACCGTACCCAGCAAAAGTGTATGTTGGGTCAGCGTTCAAACTTCCGCCAGGAGTGTCTTGGTATGGAGGCACTGCGCCGTATTCCGTACTCTCTTCTTCGTTGGGATCCGTGAACTTATCCTCAATATTGTTATCATATTCTGTTGCGACAATTTCATCATCTTTCGTTCGACTTATATACTCACTAATCTGCAAAAGAAGGGCCTGTAACGTGTCAACATCACCCTCAGTAGGATAAAGAGCCTCCAAAGCGCCAAATTGAGCCGACCCCTCGGGGACTTGATCCTCAAGGATGCCGCCCTTAAATAAGGAATACATTAAATCACGCTGGTACTCGTAAGGATCTTTTTCAGAATATGGTTTTTGGAGTGCCATAACTTTTCCCTCAGAAGGAATAACAACAATATCCATATATTCATGATCATCTATTAACAGGTTGCCGTTTAACGACTTCTTAATCTTGAGAGATATAGATTTCTGGATGGGCTTTGGCTCTTCGACGTCCGAGTTTATTTTAATCTTAATTGTCATCTTTTGTATACTCGTTGACTAAGTTTTGCATCTTTAAGATTTTCAACATCTCTTTATCTCCGATATTGGAGACACTAAAAGAGTTTATCTTTTCCAAGACTAATTTTGTTGTCTTGATCATATCGCTATCCTCTTTTACATCTTCTAGATCTAAAGACTCTTGGACAAGCGTATTTATTCTCTTCAGTTCTTGCAATAAATAAACTCTAAAATCAGCAGCACCTTCGTTTAATGAGCCAATATATTTAGCCAACAGTTCCTGTTGCTCTGGCAGTAAGTTTCCATATTTTTGATTATAGCGACTTATAAACTTTTTTATGACTAAATTACTTGGAGTCTCTAATTCTTTGATCTTCTTTTTAGTGGCGGTTAATCCGTCTACAATCTTGTTTTCCAGCAAGACTCGATTCTTCAGAGGCGCACGATCACCAAATATCTGTGCCAAAGTTGCTAAATTTTTATAGTTTGGCACAAAATTATTGTATGTTTCTGATCCTAGGGAAGAGTTTATTTCCTTGATTAACTTTGATTGTGCTTGAAATATTTTTTCAGACCCCAGGTCATCATAAGTCTTCTTAGCACGAAATACCATCTTCTCAGCAGTATAACGATCTAGCCCAGACTCTTTGGCGAGGGCATCATAGCACTCCAGAACAATATTTAAAGTCTTTTTGCTTCCAAAATGTTCTTTAATAATTCCTTTAATCTTTGCAGTTCTCTTAGAGTTGTTTGAGACAATACTTTTTGTCAGTTCTCTGATGAGAGTCTCATATAAAAACGCTGTATTTCTTTTTTTGTTATGTTTAACTTTCATCTTTTTGTCCCAATTGCTCCAGAAGAATTTTTATGTCGTGCTCCGTCTCAAACAACATTACCTCTCCGTCTTTATCTTGTGACTCTCCTGTTATCCCTCTCGATAAGGGAGACATCTCGCCACTCCACCCTTTAAATAGGTTTCTCTGAGAGGATGAAGCCAAATTGTTTCCTGCGGATGAGAGATAACTTCTTTTTCTTGCACCTTGTTTCCATTTTGGATCTTTAACCGGGGTGTATCCATCATCTCTCTGTCCCGGCTCCGGTTGCGAAAGGAGTGGCCCCTCATCTGGTTCCTCCCCTTCTGCTTCGCCGGCGAAGGGGTCGTCGTCGCCTGGATCGCCAAGAGCATCGTCGGTGTCGGCACTCATTTCAGAACTAATAGCCTCGCCAGTACCTTCCAACACAGAGGTTGTCTTGGCGTCACCAAATTGTTCAATCTGTATTCTCTGTATGTCTTCGTCAGTAAGTTTGAAAATGTTCTTATAAACCCATCTTTTCGAAAAATAACCATCAGTTGCAGCGCCAGCAATATCAAACTTAGTCCTCAAGTGTTCTAGTTCCTGCAATTCTGCTATTTTAGATGGGTTATTCAGAGACAATTGGAAGGAAAGAAGGTCATTATTACGATATCCTAGGGTGTAAAGATGAATAATGCACATTTTCTCTAGTTCTGCAATAACAACTCGCTGAAGTCTTTGGATTGTTCTTGCAAAGCGAATGTCCTTTTGTGCCAAAGTTGTTTTGTCTTCCTGGGCATCAGATTGTGCCAAATATGCCTTGGGTACTTTGAGCGCAGAAAAAAGTTTATCTCTTAAATAATTTACATCATCTATGTCGCCAGTAAATTGCCCGCCGGCCAGACTTTCAATTCTTGTATTATTTGCAGAACCTCTCACAGGGATATAATAGTCCTCGTCAATGCTCATGGCATTGTACCTGAGATCCACTTTTCCTGAGTCTTCGTCAACTATTAGATTTCTTTTCATCTGTGTTTTAATTTGTTCGATATATTGCTCAACATCTTCAGCAGCAATATTTCCAACATCAATATAAAAAACTCTGCGCTCAGGAGACCTAACAATTCGATAAGCCATCATAGCATCTTCGAGAAGAGTTA